CCGACGATGGCTGCCAGACGCTAGCGCTCGAGCTGCGGACACCATGGCGTCCCCCTCATGCCTGGAACCCGCGTGGCAGCTGCCCGACATAGATGGACACCGGGGATACGATCGCCACGTCTGTCAGCGCTGTCGCGGCCACCAGACGGGGTGTAACCGTCCCGTTGACCCCATTGACCCGACCAGCCCCGGAATCCGAGTACTCTCCCGAGGGGAACGCCAAGGCCCCGTCCGCGAACGCCTCGAGATGCCCGTCGATGTAGACCCCGATCCTGCGGGTTCCGGGATTGATCGCCACCGCCACCTGGAACCGCTGGCCGTCAGAAAGCCCAGAGAGCGAAGTCGCAACCCCCGTGGTGCCCGTTGCATTGCCGGCGCCGACACGTAACACACCGGCATCGAACGAAAGCCCCGCTCCCTGGGCAGATGATCCAATTTCCCAGACGACTCCCGACGGAGAGGTATCTGAGATCTCTAACTCCAGGACCACCGTGATCGGTTGAGTCCTAGCCCCGAGCTGCGCAGCGACAAAGTTGCCGTGGTCGAGCGGCAGGACGAGACTCCTGAACAGCCCCCTGGTGATGTCACGGAGCGATCGCACGCGCGCACGCGCATGCGAATAGACCGCCTGCTCGAGGTCGTCGAGCTCTTTCAGGGGTTGCAGCTGCTCCTGGACCATCGATCACTCCTAGCGTGACGGGGGAACCATCACGGGACGCTGAGACCCCGGCACCGGCTTACGGATTGCCATCGCCGCGTCGAGCGGAGACTTGGTCTGTAGCTGCTTGGCCACGTCTTTGACCGTAGTCCCCGCCTCGATGAACGCGCGAGCCCGCGCAGCCTTCTCTTCACGCGCCTTGCGCGCCTGCTCGAGATACTGTTTGACGCCGTCTTGGGACTTCTCCTTGCCAGCGATGCGCGAAAGCACGATCGACGCCGTCTCGCTTTTCCCAGCCAGGACTTTCAACTCATGCGTCAATTTGTCGCGCTCTTTGCTCTTCGCTTGGTAGAGCAAGTCGATCTCGGCAATTGCCTTCCGAAGCAACGCGGGTGAACGCATCACAACTTGGGTCGGCATCTCCAGCACGTTGAGCTCGGCCGCATCTTTGTCCTCGAACTCGACCAGGTCGTCCACAGGGCTCGTCAAGAACGTCGCCGCCGGATCCGACTTCGCGCTCTCTTGAGCCACTTTGGCAAACGGCGGTGCTGCGGGCGATGACCCGACATCCGCAACTTCCGCCGGCTGCTCGGGCTTCTGATTGCCCTTCGTTCCAGGATCAGCACGCATGGACTCGCGATTGAGAAGTGGTGCAGCATCTGTGATCTGGTCTCGATCGACCTTCCCGCCGACGATCTTGGTCACCGCGTCCACACGCGGAAGCCCGTCCGTCGTCCAGTGGTCGTCGTTCTCCGGGTCCAAAGTCCGCAGCACTTGTAGCAAGTCCATGCATGCCTCCAGTGTCAATCGTCGCCGAGGACGACGAAGGACAGGTAGAGCTCACCATCGACCGTCATCTCGATCCCGTCGGCCGAGATGTCCGCGTCATCGATGAGCAGGTTCATGTTCAGTTCGAGGGTTCCCGCAGTGTTGTCGAGAACCTTCGTGGTTACGCCGGTACCACGCGTGACCGGAGACACCTCCGCCGTAGCAGCTCCGATAGCCGTCGAGTCGATGATGTCCACATCCCCAGCGGAGATAGTCCCATCACTTGCCGGGGTCGAGCCGATACCGAAGTCGCCAACCCAGTCATCATCGAGACTACCGGACGTCGGTCCCGAGAAACGCATGTTGGCTACCGCTCCGAGAATCAGAAGATTCCCCTCCGGCAGTCCACCGAGGACCACTGTTCCCCAACCGACCCCGGACGCACCAGCGACCGTCAAGGCGAGAGCTCGCGCGAGCGAGATCTCCTTGATGATCAATGCTCGACCAGGTGCAGCGCGACCCAGCGATCGAACCAATCCCTTTGTCATCTCGATCCTTTCACGCGATCGCTTCGAGAACAGCTTCCCAGAATTTGGGGACCGCGATCGACGGCGGATGCGCCCGCGATCCGAAGCGCGTCATCCGCCCCGTGATCACAGATTCGATTGCATCCATCAGCGACGAAGCGGTTTCGCCGAGCGAGTGAGTACCAGAGCCATCGTCCGAGAACTCGACCGCAGCACCACCCGCAGTCAGGGCGAGCTGAATCGTGTTCGCGTCCGAAACACTGATGAAGTAGCCGACAGCGTCCAGGCCGCCAGAGAACAGCGCAGCATCCGCAGCTACGCCATCTGCGCCGGCAACAGAGAGGGTGTAAGCGTTGCCGGCAACACCGGCAAGGATCGCACGTAGGGTCACCGTGGTCGCGTTGCTAGCAACGGCAAACACCGTCGAATGCGCCGCGGTGATCTCGGCAGAGTAGTCCGTACCGCCAGAGCCGGTATCGGTGATGGCCAGCAGGAGATGCAGCAACGACTCCTCATCGTCCGCACCAACATCGACCAGGTACGGCGTGCCGACAGATCCATCCGGAGTGCCGGCAGTCGGATCCGCAGCCCACTCGTAGTACACGCCGTTGATCTCGACCACGTCGTCCGCGATCGTCCCGGGCGTGAAGGTCAGGCCGTTAGTTGCTTTGAACGGAGCCAGCCCAGTAGGGAGCTGGCCCGTGCTAGAAACGTGAATCGGCCCATTGTCGTCCGTGTACCCGTGGGAAGCGATCGTCAAGGTCTCAGCGGCATGCGTCGTGGTGAACGTATCCGAGGAGCCCATGAAAACCGAGTCGCCACCCAGGGCAGCAATCACAGCTTCTTTCGTTGACAAGAATCACCCCCTTTCGAGGTTTCTCAGGTCGGAGTTACCCGACTATGCCTCGCGGGTAATCAGCCTCGCGAAAGGAATCTGCTTCCGCTCGGGGTAGACACGGTCCCAGCTACCAGAGTTGTTGAGGTTGTTGGCGCCAGTTCCGTTGGCTGGGCCACCGGACGCTGCGGTCCCGGTGTAAGCGTGGCCGACCGGGTGGATCGTCCACTGCTGACGCGAGTGCAGCACATCCTGGCCCCCGCCGTTGCCGGCGGATGCCTTGCGGGAGACCTCGGTGGGTACGGCCGGAGACCCGACACCCCACTGCGTAGCGCCCGCGCCAAACAGCCACGTCTCGTACACTCCAGCCACACCAGCGCTACCATCGGCGCGGAGAGCCGAAGTACTGGACGGGACACCGTCGTCCTCGATGACCTCACGGCCGAGGAACGTCGGGATCAGAACCTCACCACGTGCATCCGGAATGAAGTCGATCAGGTTGTTCTTCTTCATCCGGTTCATGACCACGCTGTGGACCATGATCGCGGTGAGCTGGTCTTCGGAGTCGCCCATCGTCACAGCCGCGTCGAGCATCGCCTCGGCCGAGAAGTTGGTGACTCCGTCGACGAAGCCAGTCGACGCAACGTCGTTGGCGTAGTCGCCAGAGTCGTTCGCCGAATTGTCCTTGGAGAGCCCCTGGATGGTTGCGATGAAGGCCGCCTGCAGACGGCGAGCCCAGTAGAACGCGACTCGACCCCCGATCGCAGCGAGAGCATCGGAGCCGGCGAGCGCGATCGCGAGATCGGACGTCGACCACGACTTGTTCCGATTGAGACGCACCGCGATCTCGGTGTCGGTCTCGATCTTCGCCGGGATTGAGTCCAGGAAGTTGCCCGCGCCGAATGCAGAGATCGTTCCGTCCGCCAGCAGAAACTGGTCGGCCGCACGGTCGGTCGAGATGTTGTCGTCATCGTTGTCGAGGTCACGCCATGACGGGACGTTGAACGTGAGACCACCACCGGCCAGGAGTTGGTCGAGGAGAGGGTTCCGAGAGAGTACGCCGGATTGCACCAGGCGCGCCTTCTCCTCCGTCAACTGCTGGATGTACGGCGTGAAGATCTCGGGAACAACAACGTCCGCGACCTGAGTGATTGGTCCGGTTGCCATTTCTGGTCCCTACGGTTCTAAGCCGAAAAACGGATCTCGGAACCGGGCGCCATGGCACGGAATCCGCCAAGTGCAGCAACTCCTCTCTCGGCACCATGGCTCTGAGAATCTCCCTCGCTGCGTCGGGAGCCTTGGGAAATGCCGGACACCATGTGCCCGGTACACCGACGAAACTAGCGAACCCTAGGAGCGGTGGCTAGTTATTTCTTTTTGGTGGCCGACGTGGCACCAATGCGAGAATTGGCCGACGCAGCCATCTTGTTGGCCGTCTCCATCCCTTTGTCGCGGATGACCTTCCCCTGATCGGTGACGTTCCAGTGGTCCTCAGCCCACGGGTTGCTGCCACCCGCAAACGACCGGTCACTGCCACGCGCTCCGCCACCACGAGACGGCTGGAGCCACCCCGGCCGCTTTGGCAGCATCTCCTCGAGCCAGGTCTCGGCGCCCATACCAGGCGTCACCCCAACCCCGTCCTTGGTAATGACCTCGGAGTCCTCATTGACCTCCATCACGCGCTCGCCCCACAGGCGAACGTCCTCGCGGTACTCCGGGAGGACCTTCGCGGTAGTCATCGCCTTGTCGAGCGCGTCGTGAATCGACCGCTGAGTTTTCTCTCCGCGGAGCGTGGTCAGCTCACCCAAGCCTTCATCGATCTGGGTCTTCAGCTTCTTGTTCTCGCGCTCCACCGGTGCCAGCCGAGTCTTGATCGTCGCTTCAACCCGGCGCTCGACGGCCGCCTCGACCTCTGTCTCGTCGAATTTGTCCTTTGCAGCGAGCTCGAGCTCGGGGTAGCGGTCGAGCTTCGTCTGGACCTCTTCGAGCTCGCCGAGCTCGGCCCAGCCGGCCAGCTTCGTCTTCACATCAGCCGTCGTCTCGCGCTCCTTACGGATCCCCTCGTTCAGCCGGTCGACGTCCTTCTGGGTCTTCACGCCCTGGATACCGGTAAGCTCGAAGTCGTCACCCTTCTTCGTAAACAGCTCTTGGATCGCCGGCTCGGTGACCGCGTCGAACTCCTCCTGGGTCAAAACAGCCTTCAGCACCATGTGCCGTACCTTTCTGCCCCCATGGGGCTTACAGGAAATCTTCCGGGTCAAGCCCGGCCGCCCGGAACGCATCAGCATCGGTGCGCGCGAGCGTTGCCAGTGTGATCGGACGTCCGGCGGGGTCCACGACCCTCGTCAACGGAAGCCCGGCCCTGAACAGCCTCCCCTTGGTCAATCCAAGGTAGTCATCCTGGAATTCTGTCGATTGCCGCTCCAGGAACTCCTGGTAGGGCACCTTGGCGGGTCCGATACCCGTGAGCTCGCGCTTGCGGCGCCGCGCGAACTCATCGAAGGCACCCTTGGTGCCATGGGGAAGATCCGCCCTCCTGGAAACGGGGTCAATCCCCTCCTGAGCAGAAAACTCACGCAGGAGCTGCTTCTGAGTGAAAGAGCGGGCCGGGCGATTTCCGATCGCCTCGTCATCGACCAGCGCAACCCGGAGCGACCGGCAACCGAAGTGGACCGGTGGGATCGGACCGACGCCAACTGCGAACTGCTGCCCGTCCAGGGACGCACAAACATGCGTGGTACGAGAGTCCAGCGTCGCCACGTAGAGCTCAGCCTGGATGATGTCAACATTCTCCAGGTGGTACTCACGGCGCGACTCATTCGCAATCGCGTTGACCGCTGTTCGGGTGAGCATCTCTGCCTGTCGGCGCGTGATCTCGAGCACCCCGTCGGCCCCACGAGTGATCTTCGAACCGACTACTCGTCTGGCGATCTGCTGACCGGTCTCGCCCTGGGTGAGCCCGATCTTGATCTGCTTCTCGATGCGAGAG